TCCAACACATATCAAGTTGATAAAATATTGGAGTTGTATCAACTTGATAAATATCCAACACATATCAATGTTGATAAATATCCAACACATATCAAGTTGATAGATTTTGGAGACATATCAACTTGATTACAGCTCTCTTATAATATCTCCTTGTTAAAACTGAGAAAGAAATTCTTCTGTCAGAGTTATTATCTCAGAAAATGAAAATTGGAATTATGCAAGTGTCTCGTCTACTCTTTCGTTGATCAAGAACGAAGAAAACTTGATATCCCGACAGTTATATGTTCTTTTGGAGGAAGAACATATAACTATTTTCAACGTAGACAGTAGACAAAGCTAAATCTTGATGCGGGATCTCCGAGAGGGTCGATTATCTGGAAGGTTCCAGACAATCAGGGCCTTATGAAGATTATATCGAGGAATGGAAACGTTTTCTCCATTCCAGTAACGAAGAAGAAGCTCTCCAGCTTCAAGTTGTCGGTTAATACTGCGCATGTTCTCCTGATAGAGCCACTTGAGAAAGTCCTCGGGAAGAGGTGTATCAAAGAGAGAGACGACATTATGTGTCGCGGTGTACGCACTATTAGCCTCCGCCAGAAGATCAGCATAAGGTTCAATGTTTTCCCGGAGACCTTGACAAATGAGATAGCGCTCGGAATTGGCCGGCCGACTACTCACCGGTTTAAAGATAGAGAGAGAGTCAAAACTACAGGCGAGAAGAAAGAGAAGCTGAGCCGAGATCGGAGTCACCGTGTCAAAGACTTTACAGACGAACGTACACCCCGTCCGAAGAACTTTCAACGCAACCAGAATCTGACACAAGATGAGACGACTTGACAAAAACTCCTGACACTGATACCGAAAGGAACGTGTCGTCGGAGTTAGAGGACGCTCGGCTTCCTCGAATTTGGATGCCTCCCTCTCAATGTCAAATCCTCCATCACCAAGAATGAGATCAACACCATCTGGCTCATTCGTTCGAACGTGAGTGACAAATCCCTGCCAATTGGTGTAGAGGTCACCCGTCCCATCATCACCATAGAAAATACTAAATCGACTCAAGTCAAGTTTGGAACGGTTCCAATCATTTTCATCTTTCAAGGTAATACCATATCCCATCGAGTTGGGCCAGCGAAACTGTAAGTACTGTGTAAAACCTCCCGGTCCGGCAGCAATGTCACAGAAGGTGAAAATTTCATCAACATGTTTCTTCATCAGACCTCCAAAATGTTGTGTCAGATTGTACACTGCATCAATGTTAGCAAGTTTAATCGCCGCCCGATTCATAAAAATCGAGCGCCCAATCTCCTCAAACGGATTGGTCCGAGCCCGAGCCTTCAGATACTCCTTATCCTGATCATTATATTTCGACTTCATCTGAAAAAGTTCATGATATTTCTCAATATCACAGATACGCTCATCGGGCCGATCACACATCGTTGGAGCTATAACAATATTCTTCTCGAGAACCGGACGTCGATTTAAAGGAAGAGAATATGGAGGCGGAAGAAGATCTGAAGTTATCTCCGGAGGAGACCGAGAAAAACTGTTACGTATCTCACAAAGAAGTTCCGTCGGATCCATTTTAACTGAACAATCTTTCTTATCTCCATTTTAACTTTGAGAATCTCTCTTCTTTCATTTTTTTCTCCTTTTCGAAAAAAAGGAAGAATTAAACTGTCGAAGTTCCTCTCGTTTCATGTTTTCCCGAATTTCTTCAAAGACATCGATGTTCTGAAAGTCGGAAAAAAGACCTGTCAAAGCCATATCTGATAATCTGTTATCAGATATGGTTTTAAAACAATCAGCATCGTTTCCGGAGAGGAGAGTCACTTTTAATCTGAAGAGAATCCTGATTAGCTTCTTTCCAGGCTTGAGTCAGCAATTTCTCAAACGTCTGATAGACGATTTCATAGACTTCCTTTTCCGACTCTTCCCGGGGAGGAGGAAGACGCTTTCGAAGAAGCGCGGGTAACTCTGAAATTATGGCTTCTGTCTCCAAATCTGAAAGTTGCTTTGACATCCGGCGAGACCGACAGAAACATAAAATCGTCGTCAACACAAGATTCAACAACACTCCAAGAAGGAGATAAAAACTCGGAGGAAAAGAAGAAAGTGTCGAACGAGATAAAAATGGATCAGAGGAAGATAGAGGACACATCTTCAACGTCGTATTATCCCGACAATGCAGAAAGAGAGGAGGAGACTCTAACGTATTCTGATCCAGACAGGAGACGATAAAAGGAAAGTAAGAAATAAAAGACAAAAGTGGCAAAGAAAATAGAGTCATAATTTGGGAAAAAAATAATGTTCTTTCATTGTAAAGATCAATTTATGTCACTTCCAACCAGTGAGGAGATTGAATCCCTCGTGGATCAACGAATTAAAACATTTCGTCAACCCGACATTCGACAAAGATACTCTGAAGGAGAGAGAAAACAGATGTCAATCGAAGCGGAGATTCTTGAGACGACGTCTATCTGTCCCGTTGAACAACTTAAACACCTTGAAAATACATTCTTCGGAGTCGACACTCGAAAGTTAAAGAATATCTCTCAAAAGGAGTTTTATAATGCAAAGATGATGCTAGCCATAATGTGTCTCACAGACACTGTCATCCATCTTTCTCCGGCAGAAGGGGGAGCTTTCACGTCTCATCAACGAATTCGCCACTGGATCTCACATCTGCGCCGTATTGGAAAGGAATCTGCCTTTGGATATGCCATGGTCGCCTCCTTTGAAGAAGCTAGTGATATGTTTGTCATTAAAGCTCCCCGAGATGATGAAGCCAATCGAGACGCCACTCATGAACTCTTCGTCGGTCTCTTCGGCACAAATCGATTGAGAGAGTATGTTCCCAACTTTGCCTATGTCTATGGTGGATTTCGTTGCTCTCCTCCTCTTATTGATCCGGAAACTCGAGACGTCGTCTCCTGGTGTGGAAGTTCGGGAAAGTCCTATCAATATATCATCTATGAAAACATCTCTCCCTCGATATCTTTTGGTGACTATATTCGTAATGCCACATTTGACCAGTTTCTTGAGAAGTATCTCCAGATCCTCTACGCTCTTCGTCAAGCTCATAAAATTATCGACTTTACACACTACGATCTTCACATGCACAATGTCCTTCTTCGTAAAATTCCCTCTTTCCAGGGAGTCTTTTCAATTCCATATGAGACAGAACGTGGAACGGAATATCTTCTGACGGACGCCATTGCAACTATCATTGACTATGGTCGAGCTCACATTCAGTATAACGATCAACACTTTGGTGTTTGGAATGTTCCGGTTTATTTCATTTATCCCGATCGGAGTTTTCCTCTCTATGACGCATATAAGCTTCTCAATTGGCTTCTCTTTAAGATGATGCAGACGAGAAATCCCACCTTCGACGAGGCATCACGACTCCTCCTCTTCTTCCGACCTCAGGAAAAACCCGAAGACATTGTCCGAAAGCAGTCGGACTCCACCTACATTCTCCCTCTGACTCCAGAGATAAGTCAACTTTCTCTTGATGATTTTATCACGTTTATTCGTCAGAACTGGGCAACACCATTTCTTCGAAGTCAGCCGGGATCCGAACCTCTCCTCTCCTGTCAAGGCGAACGTCTGTGTCTGACTTATGAGAAAATCATTGAGGAACTCGGTCTTCATCAAGTCCATCCTCCTCGAGACCTCTTTGACTTCTGTGATATGACTGTTATTCTTTCTCGACGAAGACAGTTTAAACTTCTTGAAAGTGTCATCTCTCAGTTTCCCTATCAGCATCATAAGGACCAGGCCCTGAAGAAATTCGGCCAACTCGTCTTCCAAATTTCAACTCGTCTTTCGCAAATTCCCCGTGTTGACATTGTTGGACTTCCTTCTTCCATCCTACTCTCAGAAGCTATAATTAATGCTCATCGAGAGTACGTCCTTCATGTGGCCAAGACTCTCGACCTTATTGAACAACTTGACCTTCTTGTTGACTCTCTCTCGTGTTCAGGTCAGACTGTCTCCGATGTCGACTTGGAGTCTGAACTTCCCCACCTCCGCGAAATCGTAGAAATTCTCTATACCTCTCTCGTTCCGGAACTCAACAAAATTTCAGAAGATATCGATGCCATTAACCATCTTTCGATTCGCCCCGATCCAGACATCTGGTACTGGTCCGGTCTACAATTCTTCCGTTATCTGATGTTTTCCTAATCACTGAAATAAATCTACCCTTCTTAAACAAAGATTTATTTCCTATTTAAATCATGTCACTCGTCCGATCTGATGTTATCTTGGAACGATTCCAATTTGCTCGTTCTCTCGTTTCTTCGATCTGGGACACTTTACAACAAGAAACCGAAAACACAATCCAACGTGAGCAGACTCTCCTCACGTCGCGAACTCTCTGTTGTGTTCCTCAGTTGATGTCTCTTGAATCTCATCGCCCCCGACTTCTGGAAAAACTTCCCTCTCTTGTTCCCGACACCTTTTACAGTCCTGATCTTCTGGCTCTGACCATGTGTCTCGTCGACTCTCTCTTCTACGTGAATCCCGTCACTCCTGGTTGGGCGACGCCTCGAATGAGGCTCCGTCACTGGCTCCGACTCGTTCCAACTCAAGGACTCAATCTCCTTTCCGGATCTCCGAAAGACACGGAGAACTTTTTTCTCGTCCGTCTTATCGATAATGAGTTCCGTTTTATTCATGAAACTTTTATCGGACTCTTTGGAACAAACCAACTTCGAAGAGACATTCCAAACTTTCTTTATGTCTATGGCGGATTCCAGTCCTTCGGTCCTCTCTTTGACTCTTTTCCGAACAAAGTTCTCTTCCGGAATTTCCCCGAAGGACATCCCGTTTTCTATCTTCTTCTTGAAAATGTCTCTCCTCAGGAGACTCTGGAAAGTTACTGTTCGTCCTGTTCCGCCACCCAGTTTTTAGAAGTCTATCTTCAAGTTCTCTACGCCCTCCGATGGGCTCACCGCACGTGTGACTTTACACACTACTCTCTCACACCCAATAATGTCCTCTTATGTCTCTTCTCTTCACATGACAAGAGTTCCCGTTTTTCTCTTCCCTATGAAACGGAAAAAGGACGAGAATACCTCGAAACCGACCGTCTCGCCATTCTCTTTGACTTTCGTAAGTCTCACATTACGTATCAAGGAGAACACTATGGTTACTCCTTGGGAATTGACCAGTTTATCTTTCCTCAACGAAGTTTTCCTCTTCATGATGCCTATCAGCTCCTCTGTTCCTCTCTTGCGGAAATGATGAAAGCCGGAAATCCCGCTCTGTCGGAGTTACGCCGTCTTCTGACCTTCTTTAATAGTGTCGACTCTCTTGAAACCATCCTGACAATGGAAGAACCTCTCGGCTACTCTCTTCCCCTGACTCCCGAGATGACATCGGTTTCTCTTGATCACTTCTTGACGTTTATTCGTCAAGAGTACCCGTGTCCATTTCTTAAAGATCAACCAGGTAAAGTTGTTCTTTCATGTCGGAGTCCCGACATCTGTCTCTCTTCCGACGACATAACTCTTCGAAGACTTAACGTGCCTCTCTCCTTCGGAGGTATCTTTGATCTCTTTGACGAGATGACGCGACTCGTAAATGAAAACCGAACCGAGGAAAGTAATCAGAGACTGAAAACTTTTAACTATTCTCTTGAGAGAACTTCCACTGAAAACTCTCTTCATGAGATGTGCCAGGAGCTCGAGCAACGTCTGACTTCTCTTCGAATTCCCAGGATGATATCAGGATCGATAAATCTCTTTTCGGACACATTCTTGAACACCTATTCAACAGCTGTCTTTTCCGTTTTAGCGGCCTCTGACTTATCTGAGTATATTCGATCGACCCGAAAAGTTCTCAAGTGGGCCGCCTCTCTCTATGAAGATAGTGAAACTCTTTTCCGACTTCAAGAGAAAAAGCGTCAACAGAAGGTTCTGACGAAACGACTTCATCAGGCCATTTCTCTTCTCCAGGATAACCAAAAATACATTAATACTCAGAGAAAAGATCATCTGGAGACTCAAAGAGAGACAGACATCTTTTCGTGGTACTGGACCGATCTTCCAATGTATCTTGAAATCTTGCAACAAGGAAGGTAGAATAAAACTTTTTTTTCTTTTGTCGAAAGAACAAAAGCAAACTTTTTTTCCATCATCTATTCAAAACATGGCATGTTCCAGTGTTCAACTCATTGCACATGATTGGAATAATGGTGTTAATGTTTCACCTCTTCGAGGTCCTCTGAACTTCTCAAATGGTCAAGCTCCTCTCGTTCCATTCGCAGGGGCGGACTGGAATAAATATAAAGGCTTTTTCGATTTGTGTCCCGGAAATCAAGGTGAGATTCCCGTTCCCAAAGAACAGGAAATCAACTATAACGAGCCCAAACTCGACTCGCGCTACCGCTCCTGGAAGGACCACTGTGACTATAAGACTTACTGCAAGCTTCGCAAGTTTTTAGACTGGTACCATGTCGCGGGAGAGGATAACTATGATAATCTTAAATCCTACACCTCCTGGAAAAACTCATGCTGGGTCCGTCACTATCAGGACAACTACTATTATAATGACTATGTCTCCTGGAAGCGCTGTTATACCCTTTCTGATCAGGAAATTTGGAAGAAGTGGAAGGCCTGGAAGAAGTACAAAAAGACTGGCTACAAGAAGTACCTCCTCTCCTCTTTTGCCAAGTCGAACCGAAACCGGAAGAGATATAACCGTTTCCGAAAGACGGCCAGTCTCAAAGATTATTGCAAGTTCCGCCGATACTGTGACTGGCTCCTCCACTGTAACCAACTTGGTCTCCCGAAAGACGACCGGAAAGCCTACCAGAAGTGGAAGACGTATAACAATGAGAACTATGCTCATCTCAATGACTTTGCCGGGGAATATAAGATTTGGCGCCAGGAATCGAATGATGATGGCTTTCAGAACTGGCTCCTCTGGCAGGAGGAGAAGAAGATGAAAGGACAGTCATACCATTCAACGGAGTCATCCTGTCCTTCATCGACGATAAGTGATATCTCAATGAGCTGTCCTTCCGAGAAACAGAAAGAGAAGTATGGCTACTATCGTAAGTATCCAAAGAATACCTATAAACGTCGCCGCAACTACTAATTCACAACACGAAATAGCTGAACAGTTAACCTGTTCAACTATTTCAAAGATATTCGACTCTCTTCCAGAAAGCTCCTATCTGAAACACACGAACTTGAACCACGATATGAGACTATGACTTGGACCTTCGTGCAGTTAACAGGCGAATCAGGAAAAATCCTCCAAGACCAAGAATTACAAGAATTCCAATAACAACAACGATAAAAATAATAATACCGGCGATATTGCCGAAGAGTGCTCCAAATATCTCATCGAAAATACCTTTTCTCTGAGTTTCGGCTAACTGTCGTAGTAAGTTTTCCAACTCTTGCTGAGCTTTCTGAACATTCGTTGTATTTTGAACACATTCTGACATTGATCGAATCGACTGGTCAAAATCAAAGATAACATTATCAATCGTTGCTCCATCTACAACTTCTATAGGATTAACTTGTTTTTGCAAGACCGACGACACACAGGTACCAGTATAACTGTCTTGAATTTCAGTGGCAAGATTACTCACAATTTCCGAAATATTCTCGGCATCGGCTGACTTCAGACTGAGATTGAGAGATCCAATGATACTCTGAGTTTGTTGATCAATCTGATTCTGAAGCTGTTGCCTAACATCTTGATTGTTTTCAAAGTCTTGAATACATGAAAAATTTGCTACTACTGACTGTCCAGCTCGAATGGTAGAATTTCGTAAGACAGATCCGGCTCCCGCCACTCTAATACTGTTAACCTGCTCCTGAGTTAGAGGGTTAGTACATTTCTGTGCCGCTGTATTCATAACACTCAACAAAGCATTTGTAGTTATTGAAACCCTATTCGTGGCTTCATCTTGTCCCATTTTAAACAGGTCCTCAAAAATTTTCTCCAAAAACAAGTTCTCAAAATCATTCGGAAAAATTTTCCCACTATTCAAATGCTTCGATGTCTACCGTTTCATTGACAGTTCTTCAAGATGCACCCTTTGAATCTTATGTCGCAGGACCTTGTAGTTGTAAAGATAGTCCTTCAACACCTCGCGGAATCTGTGAAAACTCCGATTGGCATTATGAAAATCAGATATGTTGTGGAGGTATTGCCACCTCTCAACCTCTCTGTTCCAAGTTAAACCCCTTAGTATGTCCTGACTTTGGAGGCACGGGACCTGTCTCTTTCGAATGGTACAATCCTGAAATGAATCGTCAAGGTATCGGTTTAACCGGCGTCCCAGTTTCTTGCTCCTATCATGTTAGTCAGTTTTCTTCTCTCGACGATATCGAAAAGTGGCGTGAACTCTCCGGCAGTGAAGAACAACTTCGAGGTGTCATTCTACCATATTTCTGCGCTCAACGAGTCAAGACATGTCGAAATAACTCAATCACAGGTCGTCCCATGCCATCATGTAGTCGTTTTATGTCGACAGAACGTGATGGAGAAATCTGTCGAACCTGGAAAAACGAAAACCCCTTCCTCGCCGACCGTGCTATGACAGATTATTGCACCACTTATCCGAACAGTCTTGACTGTCGATGTCTTCAGAGATCCACAAACCCTGATTTTAACTTGTTAAGTCCTGCTATCTCTGCAAGTCCAGCCTGTTGGTACCGTCCATGTCAAGAACCGGAAAGTCACCTTGTAACGTCCGACTTAGCAAGTCAAGTCTGCTCCAGTGAAGTATGTAATGAAATCTCTCCCATTTTCCAGAAACAGCTCCAATACCGAATCTTTACCGAAAAACGACTCCGAGAGATCACAACATGTTCTCCCACTCTTCGACGTCTCCAAAAACATTCCGGTCTTTCGTCACACTTTTCAGTCCCTCTCTGGATCACCATTTTTCTCGTCCTTCTTATAATTATCCTCATTTCTGGATTGGTTTTTCTTCCTATCAAACAGAAATGAATCTCAACTCCGCCAAAGAAGTCTCCTCTTTTGGAACTTTTAAAATAAATTCCAAAAGATCCTAAGTTTAAAAAAATAGAAAGAGAGTTTTTTTCTCATAATATTATCTTAACTGTTATTAAAATAAAATAATGGCACTCGTTACATTATATCGAGAAACCGGTTATAGTGACAGTAATCCGGTTGTAATTAGATCCCCTGGAGAGTATCCCATAATCGATAATATTGGATTTCCCAATGATAAACTAAAGTCAATCAGAGTCGCTCCAAAAGTCGAAGTTCAACTTTATGAACATTATGAATTTAAAGGGCGTTCCATAATATTAAATGGTCCCACCGAAATATCTGACCTCGGCGCATTAAATTTCAATAATCAAACCAGCAGTATTAAAGTTCTACTACCGTCACTCGTTGACTTATATCCGGGGGAAGAACTTCAGGGCGAAAAAGTTTCCATTTATGAATTTGGACGTTATCCCGTAATCGATGATATCGGATTTCCCAATGATAAACTAAAGTCAATCAGAGTCGCTCCAGGAGTTATCGTTACCCTCTATGAAAATTATAGTTTTCAAGGAGATTCCATGCAAATAGTAGGTCCAATATTATACAATAAACTTGGAAACTTCAACAATAAAACCAGCAGTATTAAAGTTGAACGAATGCCACTCGCTGTATTATATTCGCAAACCGAATTTAGGGGCACACGGCGTCCCATTTATGAATTTGGACATTATCCCTTAATCGATAGAATTGGATTTCCCAATGATGCTCTACAATCAATCAAAGTCGCTCCAGGAGTCAAAGTTGACCTTTATGAAGATTATGAATTTAAAGGAAAGAAATTTACCATAGAGGGTGAATATGAATCTAAAGATCTTCATCCAGTCATCAAAAATCGAATCAGCAGTATTATTGTATCAAGATCAGGTCAAGTCGCTACTATATTCTCGAAACCTATCACTCTCCTTCAAGCTGAACCTCAAACTCCCGCTCTGGGTCTTGACACTCCCTCCCCGGAAGATATTAACTCTTTCTCTCCTCCCTCGAATGATCATGGCATCCCCTGTCTTCCCAACTTCAACTTTAATGGCGCTTGGAAAGATTGTCCCATCGTCATTATCTACACGGATGATAACTTCCGTGGTACCTCCGTCCCTATCACTCAAATCCAAGATATCTCATCCTTTAATGATGTCGGTTTTCCTCTCCGAAGTCTCTCCTCAATTAAGGTTGCCCCCGGTATCACCATCATCCTCTATGAAAATGAAAACTTTGACGGTGCCTCTTTCCGCATTGACGGTCCAGCTCATCTAACCTCCCTTAATGACTTCAATGATCGTGCCAGTAGTGCCCGTATTCTTCCCACATCCAATATTCCTTCCTCCGATACTCCTCCATCTGTTATTCCTCCCTCTGTCATTCCTCCCTCCAATACTCCTCAAAGTCCTAACCCATCAGGAAACAATCTTAACTATCACGTAACTAATAACTGGTTCTGGATATTTATCATTATCCTTATTATCGTTTTCTTAATCCTTCTTCTCGCTCGTCGCTAATCTCCTCCAATTAAAATTTCCAAACAACGTCTCACATGCAAGAAAAATCTTGCACGTGATAGAAAAAATGTCATGCCATGACTCTATACTTCAACTCTGGGAACAACCCAACTTTCAAGGAAAAACATGGTGCTACAACAGTCCCATCTCCCTTCCCCAAATGAATAAGATCGGTTCGTTTAAGATTAATGACGCCAACTTCATCTTAACATTATATGAACGGGAAAACTATCAGGGACGTAAAATGACCGCTCTTGGAAAATGCGACATAAACAATGTGCCAGACTCCTTTCAAGGAAGTTTCCAATTCCGACATCTTAAGAACTTGACTCCCTCTTCCAACCACCACTATTCCATAACAAGTCCCTGTATGGTGATACTTTTAGTTCTTTTCGTTGGAATTATCATATCTTGGATAATGTTGACATAAATATTTTACGATATCCAAAATAGACTCTTTCTTTATGACTAGTTTAAGTGAAAGGGACTGTATGTTTGAATCAATATTGAAAATGCCCACTTCTACATGTAATACGTTCTGTAATAATAATCCGTCCAATATATATTGTCAGTCACGTTATGCCAAATTTTGTGCAATAAAGCTCTCTTCCGCATGTGCAAGTTTTTGTAATGATAATCCTTCAAATCCAGGTTGTCAAGAGGTGTCTCGAAACATTGTAGCATGTTATGGTAGTCTAGCCATATTTTATGAAGGTGACAATCGAGCTGGAAAGGCATATAGCATTAATTATGCAGGCCAAATCACAAGACTCCCTGAAATCGGAATTCCAGATAACAAAATTAAATCGATATGTATCGGTCCCAATGTAAATATCACTGTGTATGAAGACTACGAATACAAAGGTGAATCAAAGTCTTTCTCCGGAGGATCAAGTGGTAGAACTATCACCTCATCTGACCTTGGGAAAATTAGTGGCAAATTGAGTAGCTATCGACTGAGTGCACCTGGAACTCCTATCGTTACCATACATTCTGAGCCATTCGGTGATGATACCCCCGACAGTACTATCGAATTCCGAGGGCCGGCTTCATTTCCAAAGCTTGGTACTCCTGCTTATCCCTTCCCCGAAAACTGGGCTTCGGCAATTCGCGTTTCCCCGGGTTATTCGGTAGTCCTCTTCTCAAAGGAAGAGTATGATGGAGATCAATATGTCGTCAATGGCGTAACACAAGGACAAACAATTCCTAATCTTAAGGACGTCGGTTGGGATGACCGCCTTTCAAGTCTTCGTGTTGAGCGGGCGGGAATAGCTTCTCTCGAGGGTAACCTGGCCCGTTTCTGGGTCGATGATAACTTCCAAGGAGGTTTTAATGTTAACGGACGGACACAACCTTACCTCAGTATACCCTCTCCTCGTAACATCCCGGATTTCCGAGATGGCCAAAGTGGTTTCCCCAATGATTGGCTTACCTCTCTCATGGTTGCACCTAATGCTATTGTCACACTTTATGAACACCCAAATTACTCAGGAAGAACCGTGACCTTTTCCGGTGGTTCAAATGGTCTAAGCATCCCCGACCTTCGACAATATGATTTTAATGACCTCATGTCCAGTGCTAAGATCCTCGGTCCTCCCATTCCTAATCTATCCGGACAAACTGTCAGTGGTACTATTCCAAACTGCAATGCGTCAAACCGAACCACATGTAATAACGGCCTCGATCCAAGCGTCTGTCCCAATATCGGTGGAACTCATCCTCTCGCTATTGAGTGGGATGACCCAAATTCGTATAAGACTACCAAAAATACGGGCTCCTTCTTAGTTAAATGTACGTATGATCGAAACCAGTTCCAAAAACCTGAAGACATCAAGACATGGCTCAACACTCCATGGAACAATAAAGACAAAACCATTGCCAGTTACGACTCCATTATTATGCCCTATTTCTGTTCTCAGACCTCCACCAATTGCCCACCTTATCCTAATATCGGCGCCACGGGCCCCACTGGTATCTGTTCTCGTTTCGTCGCCACGGATGGATACGGTGAAGTCTGTCGTACCTGGGTTCAACAGGCCCGTGCTAGAAAAACTGTGGGCAATGTTAACGCAGCCATGGACAACTACTGCTCAAAATTTCCAGACAATCCTGACTGTGGATGTCTTCAACGAGTTCGAAATCCAGTATATAAGTTAAGTAAAACTGGCGTATCAAATACCAATCCCGGTTCCGACGCCTGTTGGTGGAAACCGTGTCAAATTGAATCCCTATATCTTATCACAGATACCTACATTGAGGGCCTGAAACATTGTAATATCCAACTTTGTCAACAAGTCTCAGATATCGTCTCACAAAAAGGAGGTAAAATCGAAAACACTGTCTTTCAACAAGCCATCAACTGTAACTTCGATCAAGGACGTCCTCCAGATGGACCCCCACTTCCACCTCCCCGTCCTCCTTCAACTCCTTCAACTCCTTCAACGACAGGTTTCTCTATCTGGCCCACACTCCTAATTATCGGAATCCTCTTCTTCCTCGCTCTCGTCGGTCTCGGAATCTTCCTCTTTATCCGTTTCCGACGCCGCCGTCAACGTTAATTTAAAACTTCCATTCCTTTCACTTAATCTTCCCAAGTTATCCATTTCTTTTTTTTTTCTTCTTCTTTTAAAAATGCCGTGTTGTCCAACCGATTCGTCTATTAAACCAATTGAACGATCCTTCGAAGCCCTCCTCTCCTTTGAACAAGTTCTCATTCCCTCCGGAACCGCTTTCATCCCTTTCTCCCAAGTCCAAACCGCCCCTCTCCCTCGAATTCTCGGTCGCTTCCGTATCAAGTTCAGTCGAGACTTCTCCTTCGCTCGATATCGTCTCGAAGTCTTCGGACTCCCCCTCTCTTCCGTCCCCGGAAGTCTCTTCGTCACCAGTGCTGGACTCTTCGCCGGACGTCCCTTCCAAAATGGCCCCCTCATTGTCCCTCTATTTAACGCCGGAGCACCCCTCACTTCTGGACTCCCCGGCGTCACTCCCATCGTCGCTCAAGTCACGTCCAATGGCGTCATCTCCCAAGGAACTCTCACCAATACTAACATTAACCCCGTCACCTCCCCCAATGGTCAGGCCGCTTTTAACACCATCGCAAGCCTTCTCGATGGCATCCGCCGTGGTGAAGTCTACTGTCAAATCTTCGGAACTAACGCCTTCTCCCAAGGTCTCGCCCGTGGTCAACTCCTTTCCCGTGACACCACCGCTTAATTCCCATTCCAAATTCCTTCAACTCAACATCCTTCTCATTATCTCTATTGAAATCTTTAATTCTATTCTTCGGAAGAAGAATAGAATCCTGTCATCTTTTCAGTTAAAATTTCGATCAACATCTGGACCTCATCAGTCTTGACCACAGAGGAAGGAGTCACCTATCTGTACAACGCGATATTAAGCGTTATCGCTTTGGGAAAACCCCTCAAACTCGTAATATCCATCACGACTAACAAAGATCTGAACCTCATTTTAAATCTTCTCCATCTAGCAAAGGAACTGTACCATATCGACTCCGAAGTCATTCTCCGAGATAAACCTCTGTCTCAATTCCAACACATCGAACTCTTAACCCAAGAACAACCCCTCTCCGACAATGATTGGGTCATCTTTCTCGACGACGATGACATGCTTCTTCCACATATCCTTGACTTCCTCTCTCCCAACATCAATGGCTTTGTTGGATATCAATTCATCCCCTTAGACAAAGAAACCGAAGAAATCTTACCTGGAAGTATTAACCTATCTTACAAAGATCTTCTTCCATTTATCCGGACCAATATTTCTCGAATGATCTTTGCGGATGACTTCTCGGGAACAACAATACGATTCGGATATCTTAAGAAGTTCTTCGAAAGTGCAACCTGGCGTCGAACTAAGACTCCAACAAGTAAATCCCATACCAGTACAAGTGAATTACATACCAAGATGAGTGAACTCGAAGCCAGAATAAGTCAAATCATCGAACCCCTATCCGACACCAAACTTATGTCCTTCCTCGAAAAGGAAGTCCCCAACACTCCTAAACTCTATGAAGACCCCTCCATAATGCCCTTCGTCTATCATCGCATTAAAGGACACCCCTCACTTTGGCAACTGCAAACCGGTATCTATTAGTTATATAATTTCCTCGACCTCTGTGAAAATCGAATCCATTCTTGTTGATATTTATCTGTTTATCTTAGCTGGTTACTATCGACATTAATCATCTATTTCCAGAAATACGATTTGAATATTTATTTCTGGAAATACGACTCTCATTTCTATTTCCAGAATACGATTTCGATATTATTCATGCTGATACGACTCTCATTTCTATCAACACTGATATCAATCCAAAATCTATCAATGTTGATATGTATTGGATCTTTATTCATGTTGATACGACTCTCATTTCTTTCTATTTCCACGAATATGTATTGAATATTTATCAACACTGATATGTATTGGATATTTATCAATGCTGATACGACTCCAATTTCTATCTCCACGAATATGTATTGAATATTTATCAACATTGATATGACTCCAATTTCTATCAACAGTGATATCTTTTGGATATCTATCAACAGTGATATCTTTTGGATATCTATCAACAGTGATATCTTTTGGATATCTATCAATGCTGATAAGCCTCCAATTTCTATCAACTTGATATGACTCCAATCTATCAACTTGATATGACTCCAATTTCTATCAACATTGATATGACTCTAATTTCTATCAACTTGATATGACTCCAATTTCTATCAACATTGATATGACTCCAATTTCTATCAACTTGATATGACTCCAATTTCTATCAACATTGATATCTTTTGGATATCTATCAATGCTGATAAGCCTCCAATTTCTATCAACTTGATACATTTTGGATATCTATCAACATTG